CGCCATTGCTACGGCACGCTGCATGCGTACCAGTGGACGGAGGGCGAGTATTCACGGGAAGTTGACAAGGCGATCGAGAGCGGAAAGCCCCCGCCGGATGGCCTGGGAGGCTTCGGGTTCAATCCGCACCTGCCGCCGCACCCCAAGTGCCCGGAATGCTTCGGTAACGGCGTGGAGCGCGTTTCTGTGGCTGACACGCGCAAGCTCAAGGGGCCGGCCCGGTTGCTTTACGCTGGCGTCAAGAAAACCAAAGACGGCATTCAGGTGTTGACGCGCGACCAGGATGCCGCCCTGGCCAATATCGCCCGCTACCTCGGCATGAGCAAAGAGCGCCTCGAGATGAGCGGCCCCGATGGCGGGCCTGTGCCGCTGAGCATTCGTGCCGAGGAATTGAGCGACGACCAACTGGCGGCCATTGTCGCGGCGTCGAATGCTGACAGCTAAGCAGGCCGCCGCCGAGCTACTGGCCAGGCGCCAGGCCCGCACGGGACTAGCGGCGTACATCGGGTACACGAGTAAGCGCTATCACGAGAGCTTCTTTAGCCGGACGGTTTGCGCTGCGCTCGATAAATTCCTACTGGACGTTGACGCCGGCCTGCGCCCCGTGCTCGTGCTCCAAGCGCCCCCGCAGCACGGTAAGTCGGAGATGGTCAGCCGGAAGCTTCCGGCGTACATCCTCGGCCGCTTTCCTGATCGCCGTATCGGTGCTGCTAGCTACTCTGACGAGTTGGCCAATGCGATGGCGCAGGACATCCGCCGCAACCTGGCGGGCGATGAGCACCGCCGGCTATTCCCTACGTCTGCCGAAAAGCGCCGGTATGACATCAACCGAACCGGGGAATTTACGGCCCCTGGCGGTACGGGCGGATATCTCGGCGTCGGCGTCGGTGCCGGCCTCACTGGCCGCCCGGTCGATATCGGCATCATTGATGACCCGGTAAAGAACGAGAAAGAAGCGCTGAGCCCCACGACCAAGGAGGGTCACTGGAATTGGTATCAATCCGTATTTACGACCCGGCTTAGCGAGAACTCCGGCCAGATCATCATGGCCACAAGCTGGGCAGAAGATGACCTCCCGGCCCGCATCGTGTCGCACTTCGCAGGCGACACGCGGCTTACCGTGCTGCGCTTCCCGGCCATCAACGAGCCGGGCGAGGTGGGATACAACCCGGAGTACCCGGCCGGCGCCCTCGTGCCATCGCTGCACAGCGTCAAGAAGCTACAGGAAACCAAGGCGCTACTCTCTGACTATTGGTGGTCGGCCCTGTACCAACAGAGCCCGCGAAGCCTGGGCGGCAACGTGTTCAAAGAGGTCGGGCTGCGCTACTACTTGCCCAAGGATCTACCGGCCAAGTTTGACAAGGTTATCGCCTCTTGGGATTGCACTTTCAAGGATACGGACGGGACTGACTTTGTTGTCGGCCAGGTATGGGGCAAGGCTGGCGCCAACAGCTACTTGCTCGCCCAAGTACGCGAGCGGATGTCGTTCACCAAGACGGTTAGTCAGGTCGTCAAGCTGCGCAACGATTGGCCCAAGACGCGGGAAGTGCTGATCGAGGATAAGGCTAACGGGCCGGCGGTCATCGACACGCTAAAGCTGTCGGTGCCGGGCATCATCCCGATCGAACCGGATGGCTCCAAGCTCGCCCGGGCTCATGCGGTGACGAGCTATTGGGAAGCGGGCAACGTGTGGCTACCCCATCCAGACGTCGCGCCCTGGGTCAAGGATCTGATCAGCGAGCTAACGGCATTCCCTGCCGCCGCCAATGACGACCAAGTCGACGCCCTGACCCAAGCGCTACGCCGGCTCTATCCGCTGTTCAATCGCCTGAAGATATCGCAGGCCGCGCTCAACAAGGCGATGGGGCGGCCGGGCTAGTCCACGCGCCCTGAGTCTTGACCGCCAACACAGCGCCCGCCGCATCCATCAGCACAAGGTCGGCCCCTGGCGTATAGGTGCGGCGGGCGGCTTTGCGCTTGGCCGTAGCCAGGTCCGCCGACTCGATGCTGTAGCGGCGGCCTGTGGTTACTTCGGTGTATTGGTAGGCTGTCATTTGGCCAGATGCTTTGAGGCGCGAGCCTTTGCGCCCTTGAGGTACTTCTGGACCTGCTCATAGCGTTCAGCTTCGGTATCGCAGTAATTCCAGCTTTGACCTGCCCCGAAGACTACGCCCGCGGCTGAAATAGCGTAGCGCCCGCCCTCACGAGGGGCGTCAACCTGGAGTTGATACAAAGAGAAAGCCGCACGCTGTACAATGGCGCGAAATTAACCGGAGTTTTCGCAATGTTCCGTCGACTGATGGCCTGGCTATTCCCGCCCGCTCCCGAAGCCCCCGCCAAACCCAAACCGCGCGGCCAGGGCTTACGGTCGGCACTGATGCGGCTGGCCAGTATGGGCGCCAAGCCGGAGCCCTACGTCTACCCGATCGCCGCCCCGCGACTGATGGCCGGGGTAGTGCCGGCGGGTAGCGCCCTCCCTGTAGCCATGGACTCGGCCGCCTATCAATACGCAAACACATTCGGCGGCACGGGCGGCGGCTTTCCGGGCTATCCGTACCTGGCCAACCTGGCGACCCGTGCGGAATACCGGGCTTTTGCATCCGCCCTGTCGACCGAGATGACGCGCGAATGGATCGAGTTGACCAGTAGCAGCGATGACGACGACAGCAAGGCCGACAAGATTAAGGCCATTGAGGCGGAGCTTACCCGGATCGACATGCGCGGCGTAATGCAGCGCCTGGTCGAGCACGATTGCTATTACGGTCGGGCGCAAGTGCTGTTCAAGCTGCGCGGCGCGGAACTGGCCGACCCGCTGCTGTTGAGCAAGCGTACTGTAGCCAAAGGTAGCTTTGAGGGCGTGAAGGCAGTAGAAGCCATCTGGACAACGCCCAAGACCTACAATGCCCAAGACCCGAGCGCGCCCGACTTCTACCAGCCGAGCGCTTGGTACATGTTGGGCAACGAGGTGCACGCCTCGCGCCTGATGACCGTCGTAACCCGGCCGCTCCCTGACATCCTAAAGCCGGCGTTCAATTTCGGCGGCATGTCGCTCTCGCAACTGGCCGAGCCCTACGTCGACAACTGGCTGCGCACTCGCCAGAGCGTGGCCGACCTCATCAATAATTTCAGCATTACGGCCCTGGCGACCAGCATGGACCAAGTGCTGCAGGGGGATGACGAGTCGGCGACGGATCTGTTCAATCGAGCCAAGTTGTTCACCATGACGCGCAGCAATCAAGGGCTGATGCTGCTCGACAAAGACCGCGAAGAGTTGGTGCAGGTCAATACGCCGCTATCAGGGCTGCATGAGCTACAGGCCCAGAGCCAAGAGCACATGTGCAGCGTCAGCCGCACGCCGGCTATTGTGCTTACCGGCATCAGCCCTAGCGGCTTGAACGCCAGCAGCGACGGCGAGATACGCGTGTTCTATGATTGGATTGCAGCGCAGCAGGAGGCACACTGGCGCGCGCCGATTAAGACGGCAATTGACATCATTCAACTATCGCTGTTCGGCGATATCGACCCTGATATCGGCTTCAAGTTTGTTCCGCTGTACCAGATGACGGCCAAAGAAGAGGCGGAGATTCGGGCATCGGACGCCACCGCAGCGGCAATTTACATTGACCATTCGGTGCTCGATCCGTCCGAGGTCCGCGAGCGACTCGCGCAAGATCCTGACAGCGGATACATGGGGCTCGACATGGGCGTCGAGATTGTGCCGCCGGCTGAGCCTAGCGCAGAGAGTGAACCCGATGCCCTTCTATAATTTTTGGTTTGAATGGTGGATGCGGTGCGGACGTTACGCAAGGCTAAAGTAGTCCGCGCCGTCCACGCTAACCGCGGAATCGAGGCAAAGTACCGGAAGCAACTGGCCGGGATGATTGCCGAGATGCACGGTAGCGTAAGCTACTGGCTGACGGCGGCATACCGCAAGGAGCCGCCGGCTATGGCCATGGACGCCACGCCCGCCCAGCGCATCCAGAAGACGCTAAGCGAACTGGCGCAGCGGTGGACGGACAAGTTCGAAGAGTGGGCGCCGAAGATTGCCGAGGCTTACGTGACGAACATGTTCAAGGCCAGCGACTCGGCGTTCAGGGCAGCGCTCAAGGATGCCGGCTGGGCTGTACAGTTCAAGATGACGCCGGCCGTAAAGGATGCCTTTGAGGCGTCACTGGCCAAGAACGTGGGGCTAATCAAGTCGATTCCGGCCAAGTACCTGCAGCAAGTCGAGGGCGTCGTCATGCGCTCGTACAGTGCTGGCCGTGACCTCGAAACAATGGTCGCCGACCTCAAGGCGCTATACCCTGGCGCAGCGCATCGGGCCGAGCTTATCGCCCGTGACCAGAGCAACAAGGCGAACGCTGTGGTCAACCGGGCGCGGCAGATGGAGCTTGGCATTACAGAGGCAATCTGGATGCACTCGCACGCCGGCAAAAATCCGCGCCCTGACCACGTAGCCGCCAACGGAAAACGGTATAAAATCTCGGAAGGCTGTAAAATCTCCGGCAAATATATCCAACCGGGCGAAGAAACTAATTGCAGCTGTACATCTCGGGCAGTATTGCCCTTTTAAGGAGTCGTCATGTCCCGTTACGCCAGCATCAACATGCTTAAAAGTGGCCCGCAGTATCTCAAGGATAACTGCGATAAGGTCGTGCTCATCAATGCATACTCGAACAACTAC